CAGCAGTTGCCGTTGGGTTCGGTTAATGACTTGGGCGACTGTAGCCACTGTTTCTTTTAACCTTTGCCTTTAGCAGACATGGGGACTCCTTGTGTTGGGACAAGGCAATCATAGCCGATAATGAGACAGGTTCGTTTTAAGTCTTTCATCTGTTGGGTTTAACGCCACCGCTTCAGACCCGTGGAAGAACGCTTCGTCGCTGTCTCCGAGATGGTGTGAGGCGATTGCCATGAGGTCGTGTGGTAGCCAACCCCATGCGTCTGCTTCACATAGATAGTCCAATGGTTTCTCTGTGATTGCTAAAGCCATTGATGCTGTGTTTCTAACTGCGAGCCAGTTGCGTTTCTCGTGGTAGTACATGGCTAAAGCAACCCATGATTCACGACGGGTTGGGTCTTCCGCTATGGCACGGTACAGGTGGTATTCGGCAGCTTGTGGAACCATTTTGGCTAGGTACCGGTGTGATGCTGCTCGTTCAGGGTTCCACGTCGATAGGTCTAGGTGACGGGCGAAATGGTATTGGGCGAGGCTGTAGTCACCGTGAAAGAACAGTTCACGGGCTAGGTAGAACTGGTTGCGGTCATCACGGGGGTCTTCTTCTACAGCAAGTTTGAGTAAAGGCAGGTATTGACTGCGGGACTTTGAAGCATCTGGGTGGTGGTGGATTTGTAGCCCGTCTACCCAATGTTGGGTTTCACCGTCGGTGGGTTTGAGAACTTCATGGACTGGGTGTTTCCATGTGTATCCGTGTCTGGCGTGGATTTTGTCGCCACCATAGACAAGTCCTTCGGACCCGTCGGGGTTCCATGACCAGATGTATTTGTATCGGGGGCGGGTCGTGCCTGTAGGGATTGTTTCTAGGGCTTCACGCCAACCTGGTTGGAGTTGTTCATCCATGTCTAGAGCAATGCACAGGTCTATGTCTTTGGGGAGCATGGAGAGTGCCATGTTGCGGGCTGTGTCAAAACGCCACGGGCTGATGACACGGGTAACGGTGTGGATGCCGAGTTGGTGGGCGAGGGTTGTCGTTTGGTCTGTTGAACCTGTGTCTAGGATGAGGCGATAGTCAGCATCGGTGCAGGAGTCTGCCCATTTCTGGACATGTTGTTCCTCGTTCAGAGCGATTGTGTAGACCGCTATTTTCATGTGGTTCCCTTCTGTTGGCAGGTTTAACCTGCAATCTCCATAAGAGTTATGTAAGAGGTTGCAGAACCGAATTGAGCATGAGAGTTTTGCCCATTAGTTTTGCTTCCGTATTGGGTTTTGTATGTTGTTGCAGATGTCGTAGCGGGGCTGTCTAAATAAAAAGCGCTTGCGGTAGCGTAATTGTTCGTTGTTGTACCTGTATAGCCAGCCTCGGTTGTTACAACTGAAATAGAAGTTGCACCACGCAGTAAACGAACATTTACAGCACTGTCTCCTTGTTTTAGTAACCCATTTTGTGCAACTAAAACAAGGACTTTGCTTGTATTTGATTGTGGAGTAATAGTGGCGGTAAGTGTTGTGTCTGCGTATGTTGAAGTTGATTGGCTAACTGCTTGAGCAGTAGTCGCTGAAACAACCTGCAACACGGTCCCGTTAGTTGGGGTAGTCGCAGAGATGTACCGCCATGCTGTGCCATTCCAGATAGCCACCATGTCCGTGTCGGTTTCGTAAATCATCTGACCCTCGTACGGGGCTGTCGGGCGTGTCGTGGATGTGCAAACACCAGGGCGTAACCCAGTTGAATTATTACTAATAGCCATTAGACAGGTCCCTCCGTTGTGCCTTCTTCGGTCCAACCCGAAGCAAGCAACGCTTCATATTCTTCCTCGGTCATTTCACGGACTTCATCATCTATTTGAATGTTTGGTCTTGTCATTATGAGTTCCTATATCCATAGACACGAATAGTTCCGCCTGTCATTGTCCCAGCACCTGGGTAAAGTGTAAAACTATCGTATGAAGTTGCAACACGGTGTTCACCGTTCATTATCCCAAAATTGAGAGTGTCTTGATAAATACCATTTACAAATCTTGTGTATTGAGCAAGGTAGGGAGAAAACAATTCTACTCTCATATAACTAGGTTGACCAGCACCTGAAGTTCCACCTAGCCAAAACATATAAACTTGATTGCTTCTTGCAGAACCCAGAATAGTATTTGAGTCTGAAGCACCGTATGGCATAAAGCCGTAGTAGCCAGTTGTTGAACCACCTAAACGCATTCCTATGGAAGCAGCGGTTGACATTGTTCCGCCTGCCATATGCACAAGATAATTATCGTAGGTAGCACTGAAAGCACCTGTAACTTCAACACCTGAAACTGCTGTTCCAACGGTTTGTGTCTTGACCAGTTCCAACCCTTGTGGGTTTTGTGCAGGAGCGTTAGGTATCACCCACGCCGTGCCATTCCACACAAGCAACTGGTCAGTGTCCTTCTGAAAAATCACTTGACCCTCAAACGGTGATGCAGGTCGTGCAGCTGTGTTGTCGATAACGCCTGGTTTGATTAGCGAACTAGCACCGATTTGCTGTGTGATACCCATAGTTACAACGCCTTAATGATGTAGTTCAAAACAATAGTTGGTTGCGTATTTAGATGCTCCGAACCGCTACCAGCGTTTTGGTTTGTAGCGGTTCTATTACCAACTGTGTCAACCGTATACGCAAGACCTTGGAACTGGATTCCTGAACCGCCACTGTTGTAGACACCGTTAGTTGACCTTGAAAGTTCATGGTTGTGGGCATTTTGAATATGCGTATGAACAGGCATTTGCGCTTCGGTAAGAGTGTGTGTTTGTGTACCTCCCGTAGCACCAAGTGTGTTACTTGCAGTAAGAACTGTGCTAGTTAAACGAGAAGCAGCAGTACCGCCCATATCATCTTTACCCGCAACAGCACGACCACGCATGTCAGGAATGTTGAAAGTAGTAGAACCGTCACCAACACCATAAGTGGTACTGAGAGTTGTAAACAAAACAGGATAAGCAGTTCTAGATACAGCCTGTCCATAACACAGCAACCAACCGCTAGGTGCAGTCGCACCAGCAAACGGGTTTACAACACCAACAGGAACAGCACCAGCAACACCCAACGCAGAAGAAATAGCCATCAGATTTCTCGGTCCCAACCTGTGATAGTCACAGTCACCTTAGAAGCCGTATCCGATAATCCCTGCACAGTCTCAGCCGCTTCCAACACCAAACCAGTATCCAACACAACCGTGTCAAACCCAGCCACAGGCAGATTATAAGTAAAGCAGTTAGCCGCAGTAGCAGCTGAACCACGAGCCAAAGTAATCAACCTGTCAACACCATCCGTGTTGCAAATCACAATCTGCTTAATCGTGTACTGACGACCCGAAGGCACAGTAAACAAAGTCGTAGTCGTAGTACCCACCTGTGTAGGTACGCTCAACATTTTCGGGAATACATCACCACTAGCCATTAGAACTCCATGTTCATCATTGTGTAAGTCATTAGATTACTTGTTGTTTGTATCGGTGCAGACGGTCCAGTCGCACCTGTCGGTCCTGTAGCACCTGTAGGTCCTGTCACTGTGGATGCTGCACCTGTAGGACCAGTTGGACCCGTAACGCCTTGTGCGCCTGTCGGACCTGTAGGACCTGTGGCTCCATCAACCCCGATGATGCCGTTAGTACCAGCGGGACCTGTCGGACCTGTCGGTCCTGTCACCGTGCTGGCTGCGCCTGTAGCCCCTGTAGGTCCAGTAGGACCTGTAGGTCCTGTAACGAACGAGTCGGCACCTGTCGGTCCTGTAGGACCTGTAACAGTACTTGCAGCACCTGTGGCTCCAGTCGGTCCCGTAGGACCTGTAACGGTAGAAGCAGCCCCTGTTGCACCAGTAGGACCAGTAACTCCCTGTGGTCCCGTAGGACCTGTGACTAACGAATCAGCACCAGTAGGACCAGTCGGTCCAGTCGGTCCTGTAGGACCCGTTGGTCCTGTTACGAAAGAATCAGCTCCTGTAGGACCAGTTGGTCCTGTAGGTCCTTGAATACCTTGTGATCCAGTTGGCCCCGTTGGGCCAGTAATTCCTTGAACGCCCGTTGGTCCTGTAGCGCCAGTTGGTCCCGTGATTCCCTGAGCTCCTGTGGGTCCTGTAGAGCCTTGCGCGCCCGTAGGGCCTGTAACCGTCGAAGCTGCACCTGTAGGGCCTGTAGGACCCTGTGGACCGGCATTAGAGGTACCGCTTACTGTGTAGGTAGCAGAAACAACACCTGCACCAACTGTTTCGTCTGTGCGCGTTACTGTGATGTTGGTAGTTGGCATAACTACCTAGTTACGTCAGCAAGAACAGTAAAAGCTCCAGCTATGACAGTAGAGATAACCCCAGACGCATCTTCTTGAAGATCCCATACGTGGTTACCGGGCTCAAGGGCGGCTGTTTGAGTGGCTGACAATACGCAAGTAAGAACACCACTAACCGGCGTGGTCAGGGTGCAAGTAAAAGTGGCTTCTGCCGTAGGGTCGTCTGCGTTTTGGCGTACCTGTGATGTGTAGGTACGGCCGGTAATATTGATAGGGGTCGTACCATTGCTAGTGATGGTAATAACGAGAGTTGTGGTGTCGCCACGTGTTATTACAATATTAGCTTCGCCTGGAACTGCCATTTAATCCTCTACTCCTACGCCAAAGACTATAGCAATAATATTAACCACAAGAGCGACCGAGCTAATCATCAAAGCTTTTTCAAGAGCGGCCCCGGAAAGAGTAATTAAAACAAGCCCGGTACCGGCAGCCCAAAGGACAAGCGACGTTATGGCACCAAAATACTTACTCATACAGCCGATTTTATCAGTTCTTAGGTCTAAATGCAGGGGCTACGGACATGACCATTCCAATGGCAATCAATGCTCGACGAGTCTTAACCGGGACCGTAGATCCGATAGGAACGTAGTTGTCTACAGCGCCGGACCCAAAGATGTCAATTTCTTCTTCAAATGATTCTCGAACTTCCGTAGGAGCATCCTGAACGGCAGCAACCAGTTCTACTAATTGGTTGTCAGATAGGGTGTCTAGTTCCAGCGCTTGAAAGACTTGAGTTGCTTCTTCTGCCGTGGCCTGGGCTAGGGCTTCGGGGTTTGTAGCTACAGCAGTGGCTTCGGCTGCGGTAATCGTAGGCAAGATTACCGGAAGTGTTGTCGTTGTGGCAGGCAGGACTGTTGTGCTGGTGCTGGTAGTTGATGTAACTTGTACAGGTTCTTGTACAACAGTAGAGGTAGTAGATGTCGAAGTTGAGGTTGTTGTGGTCGGCGGCAGTGTTGTTGTCGTTGGGGCTACTGTCGTGGTGGTCGTGGTCGAAGAAGTTGAAGTTGTAGATGTCGTTGTTGATGTCGATGTCGTGGTGGTGGTTGGCGGGACTGTGGTTGTTGTGGTTGGCGGCAGCGTGGAAGTGGTGGTTGTAGATGTTGAAGTTGTTGTTGGCGGCAGTGTGCTTGTCGTGGATGTGGTTGTTGTGGTGGTGGTAGACGTGGTGGACGTGGTGGACGTCGACGTTGTTGAAGTAGAAGTAGAGGTGGACGACGTAGTGGTAGAAGTAGGGTTGCCGTTAAAAGCAAGCTCGTATTGTAAGTTCCACCCCTGGTTTGTATGCCAACCATCAGGGTTTCCACAACAAATACCAGCCCTTAGTCGGTAACGACCAGCAGGTACTTCCATTGAGATATACGATTGCAGCCCAATAGAATCGTCGATGCTGTAAAGCAAAGTACCTGCTTCGTTGTATAGCCACAACATCGGATCAGAGTTATAGCCAGTGACCATATAGGTTTGAGCGATGAACGTTGTTGGTTCGTCGTATTCAAACCAATAGTCGGTTGGTTCTGTAACAATTGGATTTACGGCTTTAGCCGTACTTGACGGTAGAAACAGTAAAGTTAAAAATATGACTACAAAGTATTTGGCGCTTTTGGCCATTTACTATATTAGCATAAACGTTAAAGTAGAAATACCTGAGTTAATTAGTTTAATGACCACGCCGGAACCATTCCAGGGGTAATCAATTGTTCCTGTGTGCTCGGTAACGTAGCAATCATCCCCAGACGCGGTTGGGGTTGCGGGTGTTTCACCCAAAGGAGCAGTGGTAAAAAACGTATGCGTAGTGCCTGATCGACCGGTAATACGAAGCGTTTTGCCTGCACCGGTAAGGGTAAGAGTGTCAACCTGATTAGCTACGGTTGTAATGCTTTTTGCGTGTGATGTTGTATATGTTGCCATTATTTTTTGCCCTTATAAAGAGAAGTTTGTCGATGTGTTCCACCTTCAAGATGTCCAAGATCTTTAAGAATAGCCCAGTGCATTTTATCAGCTATTTCAGCTGACTGTTCCTTCTTAGCATCTTCTTCTGCTTTTTTGGCATCATGATTCTTTTTTTGAATTTCTTCCAAAAGACGGTGGCCTTTACGCCAGTCACCCTCGATAAGTTTAAGAATAAGAGAATGGTCACAACGGCGCGAAGAACAAGCAATATAGGGAGTATTTTGATCGTCGATCATCCATACTTCAAAATGTTCGGTCATTGGGTTAAGGAGAACGCTGGCGGTTGGGTCACCTCGCCAGCCTGATTCATCGCCTTCGCGTATGCGGCGGGCAATGTCATAAACGTCTGATGATATTTCGGCCCATCCATCGGAGCCAGGAATATGTTGTCCTAAAATGTCATGTGCGGTGTGCAACATATAACTTCTTTCTGTAAATTGTTAACCGGGACGAGTGAAAGGAGAAAAGACTCGCCCCGGCCAACAAACTTTATTTATGCGCCGAAAGCAAAGATCCGTGCAACCACCGTTGAAACGTTAGTTGTACTAGTAACCTCAGCTAATGCTGCGCCGTCCGTGGTTGTGTCAACCCAGAAAAGCTCAATCTTTGGAGCGGTTGTTGAACCGTCCCATACAGGAATGTAGCCATCTGTGCTGTCTGCCCATAGGAAGTCAAGTCGGTTGAGACCGAGGGAAACGAGCGAAATCGCTTCTCCCCCGGTCGCATACGACGAATCAAATGTGACTGTTGCTGTCACAAATTTACGGTTTCCAGGAACTTCTGGTCCCGTAAGAATGCTAACCGATGCAGCCATCTTAGATGGTTGTCTCTGTCAAGTCTTTGATTACGAAGTTAGCGTTACGCTGCTTACATGCAAGTTCTGCATAGCAGGTCAACGTTGCTTCGTACGCATCAGTACTTGCCACGCGGTTCATAACTGCACCATCAAGATCCATGAAGTTCCAACCTTCTCCAACTTGGTGGTAAACCATGCTTTCAGGGTTGAGACCGTATAGACGGTTGTTGGGGCAATCAAAGTCTGCGTAAAGAACCGTTGGGCCCTCGTCGCCTTGACCTGAAACCGAAGGTGAGTAGTACTGGATACCAGAGTAGCCACCCTTGAGTTGTGTCTGCTCCATGTTTCGCTTGAGCGAAAGGAACAAGTTAGCAACTGACATGTGGACACCTTCTGCAGAGATGAGAAGCGTTGGCTTCTTTCCGCTGCTGATGAGTGACTTCATGATTGCACCTGTAATCAAGGTTTCGGTTACAGCGCGGTTTGTGCCGCTGTTGCTGCTTACGTAAGCCTTCCATTTTGCTTGTGAAGATGGGTTGATTGTGTGGAGTACTGAGCTATCGTCAACGATTGTCTGCATTCCGGTCAATTCAATCTGTCCGTCGCCAGGAGCTCCAGAGTTGCTTGATGCTCCACCTGCTCCAGCACGGAAAATGAAGTGCGAAGATGTGGTTGTTACGGCAGCGCCGGAAATAACACAGGTCTTAGCTGATTCATCTACTGATGTGATTGTACGGTTAGAAGCAACAGTTGTAGGTGATGCAACAGTACCAATGTCAACAGCCATGCCACCATCAAAAAAGAGGTTGCGGAGTGCGGTTGAACCGGTTGTTGAAGCAAGAACTACGGTTGTAGCTGATGAAGTTGTACCGCACTGTGCGATAACGCCGTTTGACGTACCCCAAAGCTGACGGTTAACGTCCTTCATTGCGTCCTTGCGGATGCCTTGCATTTCAGCATCGAGTGCGTCAACAAAAGCTCCACGGTCAGTGACCGCTTGGCGAATTGTTGGGCCGCTTAGCTGGATGCGACCATAGACGTAACGGACTGGTACTGGGACCGTAGCGTACGCTTGGTTGCCGGCTGTTGGGAGTGAAGCATTTTCAGCGCGAGCACCGACACCGGATGACCGGCCGAGGTGGAGTGCGTGACGTGCAACACGTCCTTGTACGGTGTCGCGACGTGTCTCAATCTGTGAGAGTAGAAACGTTGCTTGGTTTAATTGATCGATGTAATCCTTGTAGTCGTCCTTGAGGATTGCATCAACTGTGGAAAGGCTTGCGGCCATAATAGTATTCCTTGAATGTTGAAATTAATTGGTTTTCACCAACCGGGGCTGATCCTTGTTACTCCGTAACACGAGACTTGATTGGCTGCTGCCAACGTGCCTAAAGGTTGAATATGTTTTATAAACCTATCCAGGTCTACATCTACAATAATAGACTTAAATGACGTGTTGTCAAGTAGCCTAATTAGGATTTTGATTTAAACGAGCCATTGCCTTGTCGCGCGGCGTCATGTTTGCAGTGTCAAACCGTGGAGCAACACCATTAGGTGCAGCAGATGGCATACCGGCTGATGGGTTTTGCCTGCGTCCAACAATGTTTTGCGCTTGTGTCAGGATCTGATTTTCAACATCTTTAATAGCTGCTTGAAGGTCAAGGTCAGAACGTTGCTGCGCGGCCGAAATAGCGGCAATAGCCAATGGGCTGTCGGGATCATAGCCTGCGTCAATTAGTGTTTGAGCAATCTCGTGTTCGTACTGTTGTACTACTTGTTCGTGTTGAAATTCACCCATACGCTGCTCAACAAGGTTGTTGACTTGTTCCGGGGTTAGACCTGCCTGTTGGCCGTCGTATACTGCTTCTTGCATAATTTCGTTCCTGTCTTGGGGGCTAACGCCAGCAATGTCGTAAAACTTATCACCAGCAAGAGTTTTAGCGTTTTCAATCATCCAGTTAATTGCTGTATCTTGATCGCCTGAAGCCCATGCTTGAGCGAAGCCTTGTACGGCAGCAGCATCATCTGGGTGCATCTGGTCAAACGTTTGGCGAATTGGCTTGTAGCGTTCGCGTTCTTTGATGCGGTCTTGGACTTCGTTGCGGTAACGTTCTTCCCAGTTGCTGTCACCAGCGGGGATATCCGCCGGTGCTTCTTCCGCTGGGACATCTACATAATCGGTATAATTTGTATCGCTAAAATCGCTCATTTACATTCCTCCTGTTTACGGTTGTAGGTTAATCATAGACTAACCCTGTGGCATTTGAGGCATTTGTTCTTGCATCATTTGTTCTTCTTGCATCATGCCGGTTTGAGGCATTGGCAATCCGACACCAGTTGCAAGAGCAGCGCTTACGCCAGGATCTTGCATTTCACCCATGGCCATCTGGTCAGACTGGGCCATCATTGCTGCGGTTTCGTTAGTTA